GGGTCATGGTGACCCTGTGCCGCTACTACAAAACATATGAGTCGTATCCGCGAACGAAATACTGCCACTACAAACTTGTCTCCCTCTATTGCCGTCGAAATGACGAACGATTCGAGCACGAGCACTACCTTGAATGGTACAAGTTTAGCAGTTGGCCAGACTAAGACGGTCTATTTGACTGTTCAATCTGACTATGGTAAGACTGGAGAAATCAGTAGGATTACTGACAACCCTGGTCCCTACACAGGGCCTATTAAGCCCTATCGCGAGATAACCCACACAAAGGCGATCTGGGACAACCCAGTTCGATCCTTTGAGTTCCGATGGGATGAGCCTCGGCCTACACTTGCCAACCCTAAAGGGGCGGTTCGTTGTAAGGCTACAGGCGGTCTATCGGGAGCTGCTTGGTCCGCACTGACTGCCCCGGCTTTGTTAAAGTCGGATTCGCAGCTGTACGGGATGGCAGTGGGGGCGATGAAACCTGGTTCAGCTCCTGCAGACGTCGACATCCCGCTATTCGTAGCGGAGTTGACGGACTTCAGCCAATTCTGGAAAGGATTGGCGAAGGAGCTGACTAGTAATCAACACCTCCTATCGGCATTCTACGACTACTCTACCAAAGAGCGGTTACGTAGAACGCATGTTCCGTTCGGATCCTTTATACCGCAAGGTACTTTGGTTCGAGCAGACAAAACGATAGCCAAGTTAGTCGGTTTCGACCTAGCTTGGAAGCTCGCTATTCAGCCACTTCTCGATGGGATTAATTCCATCAGGGTGGCCTGGAACGCGCTTGAGACCTCATATAAGGAGAAAACCGCCTCACCCTATAGGGTGGTGCGGGGGCAGTCATCTACAACGGCGTCGAATACGACCGTAACCAAACCTGATTGGTTTGGCGTGGCCGGTAAAGGCGTGATCTCGCGTGAGTGTCACACCTGGGCAATGATTAAGTACGATTATGCGGGCTATTCACCCTTTAAGCATAAACTTAATACATTTGGCCTCAATCCCAGACTAAGTACTATGTATCAGTTGATACCTCTTAGTTTTGTACTGGATTGGTTTATCGGAATTGGCGACTTCTTGGAACAGTTGGAGTCATCTCCTATCGAGCTACCATTCCAGGTAGTATCGAGTGGAGTCTCCTACAAGACTGTATACAAGCGAGATCTCACGATCTCACCCCTCCGTGGTTATTATAGTAGTCGGTTTAATATTCCCGATGCGAATATGCCAGCCCTCACGGGTGCATATACATCGACGAACTATACCCGCAAAGCTCAGTTGATTAATTTCGACGAAGGCAAAATATCACCACCTAAACTCAAACTACCTAACTCTGGACAGGTTGGTACTTTGACCGAGCTTCTCTATCTAATGTTTAGATAGCAAAGCAAACATAACGAGTCCATTAGAACAAACAAATAAATGTTGAACACAACGTACACCGCTACTTACGGCTCACCAGCTGTTAACCTCACCTATGGATCAAAAGTCCAGCTCGATGGGTTAGCAGTCGAATTCAGTGCTCCGTCCCCTTCGGGCGACCTTAACGGTCGTCCGACGCTCTCAATCTCGCACGCGAGAACGAAGCAAGGGATTATCAGGACTTTGGTTTCGCTTCGGACTCCCCAGTTTACTGGTTCTGGTCCTACGCTTACAACCAAAGGCTTCTTCACTAAGTTGGACCTCGTACTTAATCGTACGGCGGACCTGCCTATTGAAGCTGCGAAAATTGAGATTCAAAAACTCATTTCACTCCTGAGCGAAGCCACCATGATTGATGCGATCTCCCAAATGGAGGTCTAACGGCAAGATGCCCTAGACTTAGTATCCAAATGCAAGAGATCGCCGACATGATGAATGCTCTATACTTCATGTACATGAAAACTGCACCTATGCTCGCATTCCTGCTAGCCGTGGCGTCGTCTATACTGTACATTAGTAGAAAGCGTCCGTAATCAAATTGGGACACAGTGTCCCGAGTACCTAAACAACAGAAAGGAAACATATATGAATGTACCCCCTGTCTTAGTCGACACATGGTCGACTACTGCCAAACAATTAGGAAACCTGTATGGTTTCGTCTCGCCTGGAGATATCCAGGACTTCGAGAGACGTTGCCATGCTGAAGGGATAACCTACATTACGACTACGCTGCCCAAGCTTGGAAAGGCTCTTGAGCGCTCGTTTATGACGGGCGTTTTTGAGCTTCCAGCTGAGTTTAAAGCACGTAGAGGTTGTCACTATGCTCAATTCCTCCACAAGGCCTTCGCCGCCCTCTTCACAGAGGACGGTACATGCCGGTTCGACTTCCATACCGCCGACTTCTCTGTCGGTGCTTGGATAGAACGTGATGTTTTGAGTAGCGCTGTGCTTGTAATACGTCAGCTTACGTTGATGTATTACAAATTAGAAATGCCGTACCCGGTTGACGTTGAAAAGGCCTTTATCAGTAAGTTCAAATCTACTGATAGGGCTCTCAAGATTTCTGACCAGAATCTTGATACAACGCTCCCCCTGCTCACTCGAGCAGCAGGTTTAGTGAAAAGGTTGCTTCATCGGTTCGATCCGATGGACATCCTCCCTAAACATGGATCTGGGTCGTCAAGTTGTGGACTTAGTCCGGTAGACCGATATGGTTCTCCTCGCTACTTTCCACAGATTGACACTGTATACAAGTATACAGAGTGGTACTTTACTTCAGTCGAGCATGTCGGGGCTTGTTACCCCGACCTGTTTGAAGATTCTGAATTAGATGTGCCAACGGCTAAGGTAGTCTTGATCCCCAAAGATTCAAGGGGTCCTCGCTTAATAAGCATGGAACCCCGCGAAACGATGTACCTCCAGCAAGGCCTGATGGCCAAGCTATATGAGGCTATTGATCACTACCCGACAGTACGCCAACAGCTAAGTTGCACCGATCAGAGCCGAAATAGAGCTTTAGCGCTATTAGGATCTGAAACGGGTGGCTATGCTACGTTGGATTTGGAAGAGGCGTCCGACCGAGTGTCTTGGAAGCTTGTAGAAATACTCTTTCCCCCCAACTGGGTGGAAAGTCTACGAGCCACAAGATCAAGTCAGACGATGCTTCCTGACGGGTCTATATTCCCGTTACAGAAATTTGCACCCATGGGATCAGCTTGCTGTTTCCCTGTTGAGTGCATTGTTTTCTGGGCTGTCACATTAGCAGCGACCCTCCCTACAGATTACAACCTGAGTTGTCTGTTCCGGAGTAATCCCCTCGTAGACCCGCTGGTCGCGGTGTCTGTGTTCGGGGACGACATAATTGTACCGACTGCTCAAGCCGATAAGGCCATAGCAGCTCTAACCTCCGTTGGCCTCAAGGTCAATGAAGGTAAGAGTTTTACACGGGGTCCCTTCCGGGAATCCTGTGGGGGTGACTACTTCCTCGGAAGGAACGTCGCTCCCGTTCGTATTAAGCATTTGCCCAGTACGAACCCTAAACGGAATCAATTATGTTTCAGCAAATTCCGGCTTTGCAACTTTATTAACAATTTAGTTGCAAGGTTCCATGTCGATGTCTATCCGTTCCGTGAGCTCTTTACAAAGCATTATGGAAGGATAGATGTAGTTGTCCCACCGTACGGGGATCGGCTCATTGCCGCACTCGTACTATACGGTGACTACGACGACCTGGCGTCCCGTCGTTTCAACCCTCACCTTTTTAAGAGTGAGGCTCTGTTACTAACGGAACGCGGAATCGACGAAACCGTCGATTTGGACGACAGGAGTTGTCTACTGCGCTGGTACCTCACATGGGGTCCAGAAAGCAGCATTGCTGAAATACCGGTCAGAGATCGGTATCGATATAAGAAGGGCTGGATTGCGATTCGTTAGCAATTCAGAACAGAAAAACACCAGTCTGGGCTTAGCCCTTTCTTGGCT